GTCACGCGCAGGGTCAGGCCACTAAAAACTAGAAGGGTATGACAGCACAACAGACTAAGAAGTACAACGACCTGCTCAACCAGTACGAGAAGCGGGCAGACTTGACACCAGGCCAGCAGCAACTGCTGTACACATTGGCCTGTGTCACAATCGAAGAGAAGCATTTGCAGGACTACTGTGACGAGCACGGCACATGTTACCAAGTAGTAGGCAAGTCAGGCGACACCTACAGCCGCATGCGCCCAGAGTGGCAGCAGCTCAAAGAGGCGCGCCATCGTAAGCAGATTATCATCACGCGCCTGGAGAACTGGATCGGCGAAGGCAAGGAGGTAGCAGACGAGGCAGACAAGTACTTTGGCTGATTACCACTTCGACGACGCAGCAGCGGACCGCGCTGTTGAATTTATCGAGCGTTTTTGCACGCACGTCAAGGGCGAGCTTGGCGGCAAGCCGTTCCTGCTGGAGAAGTGGCAGAAGGACGACATCATTCGCCCGCTGTTTGGCTGGAAGAAAGAGGACGGCACGCGCAGGTATCGCACCTGTTACGTTGAGATACCACGCAAGAATGGCAAGTCGAACCTTAGCGCGGCCATTGCGCTTTACATGCTGTTTGCAGATGGCGAGCCAGGCGCAGAGGTGATCAGCGCAGCGGGCGACCGTGGACAGGCCAACATTGTCTTCAACATCGCGCAGGAGATGATTAACAACAGCCGCCACCTGCGCAGCAGGGCCAAGGTGTTGCGCAATACGGTCAACTATAAAAGCAGCTGGTATCGGTCAATCAGCGCGGAGGCTTATACTAAGCACGGCCTTAACTGTCATGCAGTCATCATGGACGAGCTGCACACGCAGCCCAACGACGAATTGACTCGGGTGCTGCAGACATCAATGGGCGCCAGGCGTCAACCGTTGTTCATTGCACTAACTACAGCGGGCCACGATCGCAGCAGCATTTGCTACGAATTCCACGAATACGCAAAGAAAGTACGCGACGGCATCATTGAGGACGACACGTTTTTGCCTGTGCTGTACGCTGCAGACATTGACGACGACTGGACAGATGAAGCGACGTGGCGCAAGGCCAATCCAGGCTATGGCACAATTTGCCGCAAAGACTACTTTGAACAAGCCGTTAAGAATGCCAAGGCCAACCCAAGCATGGTCAACAGTTTTTTACGTTTGCACCTGAATATTTGGACATCAGCAGAAACGGCCTGGATACCAGATGACATCTGGATGAAGGGCAACAAACCAATACCGTATGACAGGCTGCACACACTTCCTTGCTATGGCGGACTTGATCTTGCATCTACACAAGACCTCACTGCATTCGCGCTACTTTTTGCTGACGTGGAGCACGATTGTTTTTATTTGCTTGTGCATCAGTTTGTCAACTCCGAAAAAGCGCACACCAAAAAACTGAGCGCAGGCATTGACTATATCGCGTTTGAGCGCGAGGGAGACATTACGATTACGCCAGGCAACGTAACGGATTATCGCGTGGTGAAGGACTACATCAACGCCCAGTGCGCCAAGTACGACGTGCGCAGCATTGGCTACGACCCACGGTTTAGCACCTACATTGTTAGCGAGCTCGAGGCCGACGGCGTGCAGATGGCACCAATGGCTCAGAACATCACAACAATGAACGGCCCGACCAAGGAGTTTGAGATGGCCGCAATGAAGGGCCAGATTATACACGGCGGCAACCGCTGCATGCGCTGGCAGATGGGCTGCGCTGTGGTGTACACAGACGTGAACGAGAACAAGCGCGTGACGAAGGAAAAACAGGAGAACAAGAAAGTGGACGGCGTGATTGCCAGCATCATTGCAATGAACGAATACTGCCACACATTGGGCGCTGACGATTTCTTTTTCGACGTTTTGGATTTGTAACGTACCTTGCTTATATTCTAGCTTCACTCGCACTGCATGGCCACACTAACAGACCGTCTCAGCGCCTTGTTCCGCTACCGCGTGGGCAAGTACAACAGCCAGACAATCGAGGCCGAAATGGGCATCAACCCAATCGTACGCAGCGGCGTCAATGTTACGGAGCAGAGCGCACTGGCCATCTCTACAGTCTATGCCTGCATCAACAAGATTGCAAGCACAATCAGCAGCTTGGGCCTTGAGATTTACGTGCAGGACGGGCGCAACATGGAGGTGGCCAACGCGCACCCAGCGTACGACCTGATTACTGCAGCGCCTAACGAGCACCAAAACGCGTACGACTTTTGGGAGACGCTGATGAGCAGCGCGCTGATGTACGGCTGCGGCTATGCCATCATTGAGCGGAACGCACGAGGTTATGCAGAGCGCCTTGTGCCTGTGAGCTACTACGACGTGGACGTCAAAGAAGTAGAAGGCGAGCGCGTGTTTGTGATCCGCGACTACGGCGCTGTGACGCAGGACAACATGCTTGAAATCTCCTGCATGAACAAAATGTCGCCAATACGCCTGCACCGCGAAAACATGGGCCTGGCCAAGGCGGCGCAGGACTTTGGCAGCGAGTACTTTGGGCAAAAGGGCCAGATGACTGGCGTGCTGGCATCAGATCAGCCACTGCGCAAGGAGCAGATGGACGTGATTCAGAACAGCTGGAATCAGAGCGCAATGAACGCAGGCACTAAGCTGTTGCCGTTTGGCTTTAAGTATCAGCGCATCACAATCACACCAGACGAGGCGCAGTTTATTGAGACGCGCAAGTTCCAAGCGGAGGAGATTTGCCGCATCTACAGCGTGCCGACGTCACTGGTGCAGTTGCCGTCGCAGACGACCTTCAACAACGTCGAGCAGCAGAACCTGCAGTTTGCACGTCACACGATTGCGCCTTGGGCCAAGCGCATTGAGCAAGAGATTGACCGCAAGCTGATACAATCATTTGAGCGGCCAACGGTATACAGCAAGTTTAACATGAACGACCTGTACCGTGGCGACCTTGCAGCTCGCACCAACTTCTACCAGCAGATGTTGCAGAGCGGTGTGATGAGCATCAACGAGGTGCGGGCAAAAGAGCAGATGAACCCGACAGAGGGCGGCGACGTGCACACAGTGCAGATCAACCAAATCGCGTTGGACCGCCTCGGCGAGTACAGCGACAAAGTTTCAAACGATGGAGGACAACCAACAGTATAAAGACGCTGAAAAGCGGACGATGGGCACCATTGAGGTGCGCGAGGCGGACAGCGACGACATGGTGCTGGAGGGCTACGCCGCTGTGTTTAACAGCGAGACGGACCTCGGGCACTTCCGTGAGGTAATTAAGCCAGGCGCATTTGACGACGTGATGACAAACGACGTGCGCGCGCTGATTAATCACGACCCGAATTTGATTCTCGGACGTACCGAGAACGGCACACTGGAGTTGAGCACAGACGAGCGCGGGCTGAAGTACCGCGTCAAGCTGGGCAATCAACAGTATGCGAAAGACTTCTACGAGAGCGTGAAACGCGGTGACATTAGCCAGAGCAGCTTTGCCTTTACAATCAAAGACCAGAGCTGGAACGAAGAGCGCACCGTGCGCAGCGTAGATAAGGTGCGGCAGTTGTTGGATGTGTCACCTGTGACCTATCCAGCATACGCAGCCGCCACGGTGCAGGCGCGTGATCAACAGCTTGAGACAGAAGAGGCCAACGCAGTAGCAGAGGCTGACACAGATACAACTACAAACGAACAACAAATTCAAGAACTTATGAATCTCAACGAGATGAAGGCAGTGCGCGCTAAGCACGCGGACCGCTTTGAAGAGTTGGTGAACGTCGCAGAAACTGAAAATCGCGACTGGACCAACAACGAACAAGAAGAAGCCGACCTCTGCAAGCGCGAGGTTGAGCGCCTCGACGGCAAGATTGAGCGCCGCCAGGCACACGAAGACATGATTGCACGGCAGGCCCAAATGGGCGGCGCGTCAGTGTCTGAGGCTAAGGAAATCAACAAAATCAACCGCTCTTTCAGCCTCAGCCGTGCTGTGCAAGCTGCCAGCTTTGGCAAGGCACTCGAAGGCGCAGAAGCTGAGTGGGCGCAGGAAGCGTCCAAGGAGTACCAGATGCGCGGCCTGCAGATGAGCGGCCAGATTGGTATTCCTGCTTCAGCATTGTTTCGTGCTGGTGCTGCCGACGACTTCCAGGCTGGCAGCGGTGACGGCTCTGGCTTTGTTGCTACTTCTGTCCCTGGCGTGATTGACGCCTTGCGCACTCCAACTATGGCTGAGCGCATCGGCGTTACTACCATTAACAACGCCACTGGAAACTTGAAGTTCCCACGCGTTTCTGCCAAGGCTGCAGGTACTGAAGAAACAGAGGTTTCTGCAGATAACGCCTCTGGCTTGGAGCTGGACGAGGTGACACTCTCGCCAATCCGTGTGGCGGCCAACACCAAGTACAGCAAGCAGTTGATTTTGCAGGGCGGTGCTCAAGTGGACGCTATGATTTCACGCGAGTTGGCTGCTGGTATCAATGAGACTATTGACAAGGCTGTCTTTGCAAAGGCCGCTGCAGGTGCTGGTCGCATTGTGGACAAGGCTGGTGTCGCACTGACAGCTGGCAATGTGTATGAAATGGAGGAGTTTGTTTTGGCTGCTGGTGGCGATTTGTCGCGCTGCTCTTTTGTCGGTTCTCCATCGGCCATGAGCCTGATGAAAGTCGACGTGGCCGTGACCAACATTCGCGCATTGGTCGAAAACAACCAAATTGACGGTTACCCAACCCATTTTACGCCGCAATTGGTTGACGACGACGCCCACCAGGGCGCCTTGTTGTTTGGCGACTTCCAGCTCGGCATGATCTTGGCTTTCTTTGGTGGCATCGACTTGCTTGTTGACCCATACAGCAACGCAAGCACTGCGCAGATTGCTCTGCACGTCAACAAATTTTACGATGCTGAGGTGCGCCAGGCAGATGCGTTGGCATACACTTCAGATTTCATCTAATAATTGACTAACACGGGAAGCCTGGCAATTGGGCTGGGCTTCCTTTTTTTACATTACCATGCACGTAGTACGTCCAGCACACACAACAGGCACCAGCGTCGTTCCATTGAGCGAGGCCAAGGAGTTTTTGCGCGTCGACTCAAGCGACGAGGACACTACAATCACGGCGCTTCTGAGCGCGGCAGTGGCATGGGTTGAGGACTACTGCAACCGCAGCTTTAGCTCGGGCGGCTCTGCAGTGTTTCACGTTGAACGGTGGCGCAACGCAGCGCTGGCTTACGGGCCAGTAACGGCCATCACACACGTCAAGTACGACGACACATCAGGCGCAGAGCAGACGCTGGACACAAGCAAGTACTACATGGGCGCGGCCACAGACGGCAGCATGATGATTTACTTCCACGACACGCCAGACTTGGAGACTTACAACGCGCACCCTGTACGCGTGACGGCTGCAGTAGGCGTCGAGGAATCGGCTAACGTCAAGCACGCGGTTAAGATGCTGGTAGCGCACTGGTACGAGAACAGGCGCGCAGTAGTGACAGGCACAACGCCTGTGCAGGTGCCGATCGCAGTGGAGTCGCTGCTGAGTGTTGAACGCATTATTGACCACAGGCAGTGAACATTGGGTTTCTAGATAGACGCATCGTCATTCAGAGCGCCTCGCGCACTGCAGACGCGTACGGCCAAACTGTGCCGTCCTGGTCTACCTATGCCACGGTGTGGGCCGCCTTGGACAACAAGAGCGCCAGCAGCTCTGTGCTGCAGGAGCAGGAGACAAGCACAAACCGCGTGACGTGGCGCGTGCGCAGCAGCACAGAGACGCGAGCTGTGACGCCAAAGTACCGCATCAGCTACGGCGGCGACATCTACAACATCCTGGCTGTGCAGGAGATTGGCCGCAAGAGCGAGCTGCACTTTATCACGGAACGCGTAGTATCTGAGTGATGGCGTCGATTAAGATAGACGGCATGAAGGAGCTGGAGCGCAAGATTGAGCGCCTGGCCAAGTGGAGCGAGAAGGACGCACAGAAGCTGCGTGCCATCGACGAGCGCGTGGCTGAGGTGTACAACGTCGCGCTGCGTGCAAACATCAAGGACAGCCCTGTGGACATCAAGGTGTACCGCAGTGGCGAGCTGCGGCAAACGATTAAGCCAGGCACACTGCGTCGCAGCATCAAGACGTTTAGACGCAGCAACAAGGCTATCACGCTGGCAGGACCAAAAACAAGCCGCCGAGGATCACGCAGTAAGACCAACAGGCAAAACGGTTGGTTTGCCGCCATCGTTGAGAACGGCAGCGGCTTTGGCCCGTCACGCAGCACTGGCTTGTTTGAGCGCACACAGAAGGCAACACGCAACCGCATGCAGCAGCTGCGCAACCGCTTGCTACGTCAGGAATTTGAACGCTGGATGAAATGAAGGTAGGAGCGGCCATATACAGCATGCTAAAAGACGACAGCGCGGTTTCTGCGTTGGTCGGCACGCGCATATATCCAGAGCTTGCAGAGGAGGGCGCAGCGACGCCTTACGTCGTTTACAGCGTTGTGTCCAATACGCCTGTTGACACCAAGGACAGCGCGCCAGTAGACGAGGCGCAGCTTGAGGTGTTTAGCGTGGCAGACACCTACGCAGCAGCCAACGACCTTGCAGACAAAGTGCGGGCGGCGTTAGCGCGGCAGGAGAAAGTGGTGTACGACACGGTGACGGTGCAGTCTATTAAATACACAAACGAAGTCACGGAGGTTAGCGCCGAGCGCAATTTGTTTATTAGCGTGCAGGATTACACAGCGCGCACTGTTTCAGTGATTGCACGGCCTAGCTTTTTGTTCGACAGCTACGGCGGAGCGCTGGGCGCCTACAGCCTGCGTCAATTGAATGTGAACTACACAGGTGCAGCAGTAACTGTGCGGCGCGAGTCAGACAACGCTACAAAAGACATCGGCTTTGACGTGTACGGCAACCTGCAGCAGGGTGAGCTTGAGGCATTTTGCGCAGGCACAAACGGTTTTGTGTCAGTGTGGAAAGACCAGAGCGGCAACGGCAACGACGCGACGCAGACAACGCTAGGCGACCAGCCGCAAATTGTGGACAACGGTGCGTGCATTTTAGCAAATGGCAAGCCGGCTATGCATTGGGTTAACAGCACCCTGAACGCCAATGATTTGATTGGTCAAAGTCGTTTAGATGTTTACGTGACTTACAAAACAAGCGACACTAATTATATTCTATTTGCAAGCCAAGATGTCAACGGCAGATATTCAGCAGTTGTGCAGGCTTCTAGTTCAAGCACATTACTAAGCTATGACTGGACGCAGGTCGGTGAACTGCCGACAATTTATCAAAATGGCACACAAGTAGCAATTGACCAAACAACGACACGAGACGACCTTGTGGCATTGTTAGTTGACGGAGCTTTGAATTTAGAAGTAAATGAAAACGTCAGGACAGACGAATGGACAGCGTTTGGAATAAGCAAATATGAAGGCGGAAGATGGATGGACGGCTACATGACGGAACTGGTTGTATACAACAGCGATCAAAGCGCCAACCGCACAGGCATCGAGTCTAACATCATGACACACTACAGCATCACATGAACGACTTTCTACTAAACAACTGGGCTGAGCTAGTCCTCGCCCTTATGGCATTTGTGAAGGTTGTGATTAACCTCACACCCACAGAAAAAGACAACCAGATTTTTGGATATCTGGACAGTCTGATTAATATGATTATCGCAGATCGCATCAAACCCAACAACGAGAAATAATGGCAGCAACAGCAGGAATTATGAACGGCTCGCAACTGCGGGTGTCGTTCGCAAACGACGGAGTGGCACCAGTACTGGTCGACCACCTCACAGATTTGTCTGTGTCTTTTAGCACTGAGACACGTGACACCACAACAAAAGACAACGGCGGATACCGCGCAATTTTGCCAGGGCTTAAAACGTTGACAGTAACCTTCACCGCATTCTACGCAGCGGACGCCACTAACGGCTATGAGGAACTGTTTGCAGACATGGAAGCAGGGCAAAAGCTCGACGTCACCATCGCGTCTTATCAGCAGTCTGACGACTCTGAAATCACAGACGACATGGACATTGATTTTGAGGCCTACTGCACCAGCCTGGAGCTGAGCGCAGGCACTGAAGACAACGCGTCATACACCGCTACTTTCGAGTGCGTCACCGACCCAACATTTACAGCTAGCGCATGACGATCACCCTAGACGGACGGACATTTCCAGTCAAGGCTAACATGCGCGCGTGGCGCAGCTTTGAGCAAGCGACTGGACACAAGGTAGCCAACATCGACAGCGAGGACGTCACACTGATGCCTGAGCTGCTGTTCTACTTTGTGCAGGAAGGCTGCAAGAAGCAGGGCATGACCTTTGACATGGAAGTGGACGACTTTCTGGGACTGATAGACGTGCAGGATTTGACTGCTGTTGTCGAGGTGATTGAGTCCTCCATGACTCCGCAAAAAAAAACGGAGAACCAGGAGACAACACACCACTTGAATGGGACGAAATAGAAGAGCTTGGACTTGGGCTTTTGGGCCTGAGTCCTTGCCTTCTGTATGACCTCACATTTCGAGAGTTTGGCAACGCGGTGCGCGGTCGCTACAAAGCTCAGGAGGCGCAGCAACGCGTGGACTGGGAACGTACGCGATGGCAAACCGCGTTACTGCTAAACGTACACACTAAGAAAGGAAGCAACGTAAGGCCCAAAGACCTTGCAGTGTTTCCTTGGGAAGAAAAGCCAAAGACTGGCATTCACACTGGCTGGGCACAGCTCAAAGCAATAGCTAAAAAAAATGGCGAAACTAGGAGACCTCGTAGTACGGATAGGAGCTGACACACGTGACCTGAACAAGTCGCTGGGCCGCGTGCAGCGCAACCTGCGTGGCATGACCAGCAACATCAAACAGCTGGGCCAAGACATGACGCGCAGCCTGTCGTTGCCTTTAACTGCGCTAGGCGCGGCTGCAATAAAAAGCGCGGCAGACCTTGAAACGCTAGAAACGTCGTTTGTCAGCTTAACGGGCGGCGTTGAAGAAGCTGCCTTTATGATGAAGCAGCTGAATGAGTTTACTGCAAAAACGCCGTTTCAAATTGATGAGGTAGCTAACAGTGCGCGCCAGTTAATTGCAAGCGGCACTGAAATTAGCCAGGTAAATGAACAACTGCAATTTCTAGGTGACATTGCGGCAACAAGTGGCAAAAGCATTGAAGAAATTGCTGCAGTATTTGCTAAGGTGCAGGCAAAAGGCAAGGTTGAGCTTGAGAGCCTTAACCAATTAGCAGAGCGCGGCATTCCAATCTTCACAGCACTCAGCGACGCCACAGGCCTGCCTGCTGAAAAGCTAGGCGCGGGCCGTGTCACAGTTGAGCAGTTTAACGCTGTGCTTAAATCATTTGCAGAGGAAGGCGGCTTTGCATCTGGTGCTATGGAGCGCTTGAGTCAGACCGCAGCTGGCAAGTTTAGCACGGCGCTAGACAATGCAAAGCAAGCACTGGCGTCGTTGGGCGAATTGTTTTTGCCTGTTATTACTGCTATGCTTGAACGTGTCACAAGTTTGTCGCAGGCATTTGTCAATTTGAGTCCATTTGTAAAACGCATCATTGTAGTTGTCGGCACGTTTGTTGGTGCGCTTGGGCCGTTGTTGATTATGGTGCCGCAACTGATTGGCATGATGACAGCATTGCGCGCAATAACATTGGGCTTGAATATTGCAATGGCAGCTAACCCTGCTCTTCTTGTTGCTGCAGGCATTGCCGCTTTGACTGCTGCTGTTGTTGGTTATCACATGGACGTAAGTTCAGCGGTGCAGACAACTCATGATTGGCGCATGGAACTGCTGGCGCTTAACAACGAGCAGAAAAAAATCAAACTAGAAGAAAACATTGTAGCGGCAAACGACGCGCTTGTCGAGCACACAAAAATACTTGATCGCTTTCGACAGTTGCGTGACGATGCAAACTTGCCAAGCGAACAAGCAAGCTGGCAGCGCGCGATGGACGAACACCAGAAAATAATTGACCAAATCAACGGTCAATTAAATGACTACAACGCAGAGCTTATCGACGTTGAAGCTGCCTTGTTGCAGGCGGCTAAAGCACAGAGCAAACTGAACGCTGCTAGCAAGGATGGCGTCGATACATTGGGCAAGCTGTTTAGTAAGTTGGAGGAAGCCGCAGGTGGCACACGCATATATGCAGGAACACTGGACGACTTGTTTAGGCGCTTGTACAACACCGAAGCATACCAAGTTGCACAGACCGCTGCTGAACGCGCAGCAGAAGCGCAGAAAGACATGGCAAATGCCATTGCTAACAGTTTTCAAAGTGCAGCAGCGCAGGCCGCCACATTCCGCGAATTTTTAGGAAACATCACAAAGGACATTGTTACAATGTTTCTACGTCAGGCAGCCGCTGCTGCCATTGCAAGCGGCAACTTCGCAAAAGCATTTGCAATTGCTGTTGGTGGCGGATTAGTGCAGCGTGTTGGGCAAAACGTGCCAGCACTGGCTAACGGCGGCCTGGCATACGGCCCAACAATGGCGATGGTAGGAGACAACAGAAATGCAGCCATAGATCCAGAGGTTGTGGCTCCTTTAAGTAAATTGAAAGACATGATGGGCGGCGGCGTCGTCGAGGTTGTTGGACGCATTAAGGGCGACGACATCTTTTTGAGCAACGCACGCAACAGCAGCGCCCGCAACCGTTACGCATGAGCAGTTACCTATTTGCCAAAGGTGTAGGCGAGTCCTTGAACGAGGACAGCTACGAGGTGCGCATCATTCGCACTGCAGCTGGCAGCGATCAGCTTACAGAGTTCAGCCTAGCAGCCAACGGCTTTGCGCTGCGCTACGAAAGCGTGGAGGACAGTGCGCTGGTGCCAGGCATTGTGCACTCACGCTGCGAAGTGACGACGCTGTGGCCTGCAGCCATCGACAGCAAGCTCGACACACTGCTCACAGGGCTTGCGACCAGCGAGGACGGCGACTACCTGCTGGAAGTGCTGCGCGACAGCACGCGCATCTGGGTGGGCAGCA